ACTTCAGAATGAAGGAGCCGCCGACCAGCCGATTGCTGGAGAAGATGTAGCCAAGCTCGCAGTCGATCCCCACGAATGAGGAGCTATACCACAGCGATGAATCGGTGCTGTCGATGAGCGTGTAGCCTTCGGACTGCATGTCGTTGGCGATGCCAGTGATGCCGGAGCCGTACTCGTAGCCGGCGAAGCCCATGACTGGGGCGACCGGGGGACGGCCCTGATCCGCTTCAACTGCAGCGAATCCCAAGGCCAGGTAGATTACCAGGAGCGTGAATTGTCTGATCATGTCGTTACCCTCAAATTTACAATAGGTCATTGGGAATGGCTTTCGGGGAACAGCGCGATTAACAGGCCGTTGCCAACCCCTATCCCAATGATTTACAGTCCCTTTTTACCACAACATCACTACATCTACAAGGGTATACTTAACGATAATTGGCGACCAGTTCTCGGATCCATGATGGACCCGGTCTCCACGATCAGATCGATGCACTTCTTGGTCAGCCAGATGTCGGTCAGGCAGTAGTCGATGACCTGCCCCATCTTGCCCTGCTGCCACAGGATGGGGGCCAGCCCGCCGCTCTGCTTCTTGGTGACCTTGAAGTTGACCCGGACAAAGTCATCGAGCTTGTAGCCTTTGTCGTACTTGCCGGCGCCGGCCGCCTCCTTCGCCTCGACGTACAGGTCCCAGTTCTTCCTGGGGTCGAAGTCGATGCCGTGGGCACCGATCAGTTTGTTGTCGAAGTGGATTTGATTGAAGCCGATGATCAGTTCGGAGTCGTCGACCAGGGCGGCGAAGTCGTTCAGGTTGTCCTCGCAAAAAATTCTGTACTGGCCTACGTGATAATCGAACACGCCGATCACCGAGATGCCCATGCCCAGGTGATCAGTCCAGCCCTTGCAGTAATGAATGTTTGGCCGGAGCGGTTCGTTCTTGTCGGGTATCGCGTTCTTGATCTCGCAGTCGTAGATGATTGCTTTCATTGTTGTTCCTCAGTGTTGCGTAGCCAAGAGATCGGCCAGCTTGTCGACGACACCTTGCTTGATGCCGGAGTTGTAGACGCTGGCCTCACCGTCAACGAACACGAACACCAGGACGCCGTCGATCTCATCGTCCCGGTGGTCCATGATTACTTGCTTCAGGATGCCCTCGAGGGCGAACTCGTCATCGTCAGCCATCTTTCGTTTCCTCTTCTTCCGGTGGTGCATCAGAGCGTCGGCACAAGGCCGAAGCGCTACAAGTCGGGCAGCGTTTATTGGCCGGGAAAATCATCATGTTGATCTGCGAGTACAGCCACCCGTCAACACACACAAGGCCGTCTGCTCCGGGGCACGAACCTTCAGCCATTGTCTTCAGCCTCCATTACTTTGACCACGCGCTTCAGCGTCTCGGGATGCATCACGAAGCACTGGCCGTCGAGCATGTCGGACATCTTGTAGATGTGCGGATCCGGAATCTGCGGCGTGAACATCCAGGTCTTGACCCACGGTCGCCACGGCCAGGTGAACCAGCGATCATGAAATGTTCTCCCCACTTCCGTTGCCTTTCCTGGAATCGTCAGGAGCATGTTGGTCATCACCCGGTGGCCCCTGATCATCGTCGGCGTCTGCCGGAGCGGGTGGTTCCGAAAATTGCGCGAGGTATTCATCGCTGACTTCTCCGATTAGCTTGAAATGTTTCAGCTTGTATTCGTGTCCGGTCTGCTCGCGGATCGCTTCAGCAAAGGGAATCATCTGATGCACTCGCGCCAGGTCGGCCGCAACCAGCGGCATCACCGAGTCGCTGCCGACCAGTTCGACGGCGATCACACCCTCGTCTCCGGTGTCGCCCGTGGTGATAAAAGCGAATAGCTCGTCGACTATTTCTCCCATGCTGTCTTCATCTCCTTGATCAATTTCTCGGCCTCTTCTCGTGTGATGCGCAATTCGTAAGCGCGCCACTGGTTAGCGATCGCGATCACCAGGTGGTGGCCTGTGAAGTGCCAACGCAGATCGTCCTCGGCTTCTGTTACCCAGGCAGCCGGCGGCTGGTAGCGCTCGGCTCTCTGTTGGCTGCTTGCTATCGGTCGGATGAGTAGTTCCATCAGCGCCACCGGTTCAGGACCTGCTGGCCCTCGTACGTCAGTTCGTATTGAAACCAGCCCATGCAGGCGACCTTGTTGCTTCGGCCGAGTGGCTGATCGATGAGCGCCCGGCGAACCAGTTGCTTGATCCATGGCGGCGGGACCTTCTGACAGTGGCCTGACTTGGTCATGAGTGCGCCGGCACCGCCGGGTTTGACGGTGAAAAGCATGGACCCAGGTTTCTCCAGGATAGCGAGTACTGCATATAGCGGCGCCTCAAGTGGTTTCTTATCCTCGTAGGCGGTCGGCCCTTCGGTCGGGTCATCCATCAGAAAGGTATGTCGTCATCGAAGTCTTCCTCTGACGCACCCGGATCATCGGGGTCACCCTTCGGGTCCGGTTTCGCGGGGGCATCGGGCTTCGATCGGCCTGCTGGAGCGCCAGTGCTGTCACCCTTGCGGTCCAGGAAACTGAATCGCCGCACCCGAATCTCAGTCGAGTACCGGGTGATGCCTTCTTTGTCGTCGTACTTGTTGGTGCGAAGCTCGCCCTCGACGTAGACCTGGGAACCTTTCTTCAGGTACTCGTTGATGGTGTCGGCGTCCTTGCCGAAGGCCACGCAGCGGTGCCACTCGGTGTGCTCTTTCTGCTCGCCGCTCTGCTTGTCTTTCCAGCGATTGGTGGTCGCTACGCTGAAGTTCGCCACGGCATCACCGCTCGGCATGTAGCGGACCTCCGGGTCATTGCCCAGGAATCCGATGATCATTACTTTGTTCAGGCTACCCATTGCTGTTCGCCTCCTCCGGAAACGGAATGTCTATTTTCGCCATCTCTTCGTTGATGCCGGCGTGGAACAGGTGCATCTCGATCTCGCCACCGGGGACTGGCACCAGCGTACTTGCGACGTACCGGATGTCGGCGTTCATCATTGGAAAGTCTTCGCCGGTCTTCACCATGACAAACTCGTGCGTCTCTTCCTGGTCGTCCTCGATGATCAGGCACCACACGAACACGGCGATCTTCTGAATCTGCTCGCCCTTGGACATGAGGATGTTGGTGTCCTTGAATACCTGCGCCTGGAACTCGAGGCACTCGACCAGGTGACCCTTCACCCGGATGGCGAAGTGATTAGAGTTCGGCACCGGCACCTTCAGGACCTTGAGCGATCCCTTCACCGGACTGATAGCCTGGTCTCACCCTTGACAGTGATGCCATGCCGAGCGATTTCCTCGGCGCCTGGGTTCTTCTCGTGCCATTCCCTGGCCAGCGCATTGAGTTTCGACTGCGAGAAAGTGACTAGGTCTACGGGCAGGTCGCCCTCACCGACCGCGTGACAGGCGTGCTCAATGTTGTGGACAGTTGCAGTCCAGACCTTGGTCGCGACGCTGGCGGCCCCCGTGAGTGAGCCTCGGCCGATCGCCGGCTTGGCCTCAGGCTCGGGAACCTCGGACGCCATGTTGAGAATTGCCTCCGAGGTTGCGGCATCGCCGGCTTCCTCGGCCTCCTCGGCGGCAGCGAGAGCAGTTTCCTCGGCCTCCTTTCGTTGTTTTTCTTGTATCACTCGCTGCATTCGCTCTTCGGCGTCGTGCCAGATCGTCATCTTTCCTTTGACCTGGTCGTCGGCCTGGTCCAGTACATCGCGGACCTTCTTGAATTCGGAATTGATAGCGCGCACCCGTTTGCCGTACGGATCCACAAGTTCCTTGCGCTGGTCCTCGAGGCGCTTCTTGATTCCGGACACGACCTTTCGGAAGTCGGTTCCGTTCTCGTAATCTTTTCGCTCTTCGATCTCTGCTCGGCCTGCCTGCTCGAGCAGGTCATTCGCTTTCTCCAGTCCCTGCGTCACCGTCACTGCCAATGTCGCTGTCGATACAATCAATTCTTGGGCCATTTTTATAGTTCCTCATTCGTTGTCGCCACATGAAATAATTCGAGTGGTTTCTATTTGGATCGTCGATGCGGTGCATCAGGAGGGCTGCCTCCTGAGCGACGGTCATCGGCTTCATCTTCTTAAAATAATTGTGGGACGCCCTCCGCGTTTTGGACGACGGCGTGCTGGAACCGAGTACCTGCTTGAAGGTGTCCATAGAATTCCCCCGCTTTCGATCGAAACCTTGCCACCCAGTCGTCATTGCGTTGCAGCAGTTGCTGGAACAGGACATCTTTCTTCACCGGGTGCCGCGGGTCATAGCTCACGAATATGAGCATGTCCTGTGCCGGCGAGCATTCCAGTTGCAACTGCGTCTGATCAACGTGCCACTTGCCCATGCCGTACTGAATGGTCTTGGCATGGTTGCCTTCTTTGCCAGGGCATTTTATCTCACCCAGCCAGTTGTTGGTGGTGTCGATGAAGTCCTGCGAGACGCCGAAGCATGGCCATTCAGGATGTTCGATGAAGCCTGGTGAGTAGATGATGTCGGCGTTGTTGATCATCTGGTAGGTGTCGGCGGCTTTGAGCTCGTGAGCGGATCCCCAGCGCATGAACTCGTTGGCGTCGGCCTGCTCTTTCGCGAACTGATCTGCGATCTGCTGCGTCGACCAGGTTAGTTCATCGGCAAGATCGTCGAGCAGGCGGTTCAGCGCATGCGGGTTGCCGGTGTTCGACATGTAGGTGCCGATCCGCTGCGACCCGGTGATGTGTCCCATGCGCTCAGCGAACCATTCCACGGTGCGTTGCTTGTCTTCAAGCTTGGCGAACTTTTTCTTAGGCATCGCGTTGCTTCCTCAGGGTGGCGGGTGATTCGTAGGTGGCGGCGATGTCTGTGAGTTCCGGCAGCGTCAGCCCATAGTCGGCTGCGAATAGCGAGTCATCCTTTTTCGCATGCTTGATATCGTAATGCGCCACCGCCTGCAGCAGCAGGTCGTGGCATTCCTTGAACTGGTTGGCCGGCAGTTCCTCCATCACCCGGCATTCGAATTTCTCGTA